TATAAAAATGAAGCAATGCATTACTCTGTAGGCCAACAGGTCTACGGAGGACATTGCATATGCGATATATTATTTGATAACAAAGATAATTCATATAATATATATATTAAAAAACAAGACGAAATTATACCATGGAAAAAGTTTAACTGTAACATGGCTATTTCAATTGAATACAATTTAGAGTATTAATGCAAAGTTTATTTAGTTTTATAGTAGAACCAAAGAATAAACGATACGAAAATGAAGTTGATATTAACGGTAAAAAACTTATTGTTAATACAACTATGGACGATCATAAATATGTTAGCAGAGTAGGTATTGTTAAATCACTACCTAAAATTGGTGAAACAAATATTAAAATTGGTGATGAGGTTATAGTTCATCATAATGTATTTAGAAGGTTTCACGACATAAGAGGTATAGAAAAAAACAGCTCTTCATATTTTAAAGAAGATTTATATTTTTGTTATTATGATCAAATATTTTTATATAAACAAAATGGTGACTGGAAAGCTCCATTTGACTTTTGTTTTGTAAAACCTATTGAAAATAAAAAACAGTTTATATCTGTTCAAAAAGAGCGTCCTCGTGTTGGTATACTAAAATATGGTAATAGTTCCTTAGATGCTTTTAAAGTGCACGAGGGAAGCCTTGTAGGGTTTAGCCCAAGCAGCGAATATGAATTTATCATAGAAAATGATAGATTATATCGTATGCGAACTAATGATATTACAATTAAATATGAATACAAAGGAGACGAAGTTGAATATAATCCAAGCTGGGCAAGTGGCT